TGGGTATTTGGCGAGCGCCATTTTCAGGCGTTCGTTGACGGTGACGTATCCGTCCAGGTTCATGCGTTTCCTCCATTGCATGTGTAGTTGCCGCTCATGTACCACGGCTTCCACGGACACCAGCCACGGCGGTCGGCGTCTTCGTAGATCTGTCGGGCGATCAACAGATTGACCGCGGGATGCTGTAAGTCCTCTTTCGTGTAGCCGAGCTCGAGGACAAGCGGCGCCCAGGTGCGCCAGTTGACTTGTGTCAGGCCGTGGTCGCCGGTCTCTGACACTTGTGTCGGGTCACAACGGGACTCGCGCCACATCACCTCATCAAGGACGGGTAGGTCGTCGATCTCCCAGCCCATCGCTAGCGCGTGTCCGAACCATTGCTCACACTTCGCGGTGTCGATGTTGCGCTGGTATTCCGCGGCCTCTGTCGGCATTTCCAACGGGTCGCAGTTGACAGGAATGATCGCCATCACAGCGATCCATAGCAGTGTCTTCATTTTGTCCTCCATATCGGGTCGGGGTCCGATGGAGACAGTATGCGGATTTTCCGCTCGTTAGTCAAGCCATACCAGATAGGATGCCGTGACGCGGCCGGCCTCTGGGTCGACGTAATGCAGACGCTGGCTCGGATGGCCGGTCGCGGCCATGAACTCCTTGGCGTACACATTCTCCGATTCTGGCGAACCGGTGACGTAGATCTGACCGCCGTTCGCCATCGTCAACGTCATCGGCGTATGGAAGTGGCCCATGTAAACGTCAGAGAATGCCTCGGGGATCACGCCGGTCGACCATTGGTTGCACTTGCGAAGGATGCCGAACGCTGGCGTATTGCCGCCGAACGATTTGATCTCGTCGCCATGCACCAGAAGGGCGCCATAGTTCCCGATGGTCACCATCTGATACCAAGCCGGCGAGGTGTGCCAGGTGACGCGTTCGTCCTCGAGGCGATCACCAGCGATCTTGTAGGCGACGCGGTCGATGTTGTCGGCTCCTGGCATGTCGCCCTTGCGGCCGAGCCGGCCGTGGTTGCCGTATTCGCAGGTGACCGAAACGTGCTCGAAGATGGTGAGCATCCGGCGGACGAAGTCCTCCATCAGGCCGGCGGTGGCGAACAGCTGCTCGAACAGGTGCGCTTCGACCTCATACGGTTGCCCTGGGAAGATCCCTAAGCCTTCGACCATGTCGCCGCCAAACATGACATGAGCTTCTTTGACGGGATGGTCGGCCCGCTGAATCTCGGTCATCGTGGCGATCTTGTCGGCGAACCGCATGATCCGTTGCCGGCAGGTGTCGATGTCGTAATCGGAGGTTTGTTTGCCGAGCTGCCAATCCGTCGCATGGATCAGCGCCACCTCGGGGTTCTTGCGGCGCTGGTCGGTCTTAGGTTTGGGAACGTCACGGGCGCGGCCAAGTGTGACGGCCGCATCTTTCGCCGCTTGATAGACGGCTTCGACGATTGCTTCGGATTTAGCGTGCGCTTTGCGAGTGGCGCGTTGCTGTCTGACCAGCGCGTCGCGGAGCTCTTGCAGCTCTACTTCCTGGTCAAAGTCATCGAGCATGAGCCCGTCGCCATTGTGCGATCGGATACTCGGAGAGCTCGTATCCCCACTTTTTCAGCACCGCTTTGATGGTCGGTGTGCTGTAGCTGAGATCCATCAGCGCCGCGTGGAGCGCTTCGGATCGTTCCTTGTCAAGCTCCTCGAGGATCTTCTCAATCTTCGGGGTTGCCGGCTTGGGGCGTGCGGCTTCGAAATCTGACATGTCTGGCACAGTTGCCTCCTTGTGCTAGTTAAACAAAGCCTTCCAAGTGATAGGGCCGACAATGCCGTCAACGGTGAGGGCTTGGTCGGTTTGGAAGGCTTTGACAGCTGCGTCGGTCTTCGCGCCGAAGATGCCATCGACGGGGCCGACGTTGTAGCCGAGCATCTTGAGCTCGCGCTGGATCAGTTTGACTCGGTCCTTGGCTTTCGATCCTTTGCGGACTGATTGCCCAGGGTACGGAGGCACCGCGGCCGGCTGAGTGGTCTGTGGCGGACCGGACACGATGCGCTCCGAGATCGGTGACGCCCAAGTCCAACTGTCGGGTGTGACCTCGAGGTGCAGGTGATCGTTTTGTGCTCCAGGCGGACGGCCGATCCAGCCGCGGCCTACTTCCCAATACCGTTTCGCCCAATAGTCGTGAATGCGCTGAATGCCGAGCACTTCATGATGCTCGATCAGCCACGGGATGACGTCTTGCTCAACGCATTCGCGTGATGGTGCGGTTGGGTGGCCGTCGTCACGGCGATAACTCAAGTCCTGAGCTGCACCGAACGCGTGCGAGCTCCAGGCGGTGCCGCCGCGGATCGGACGCCGGCCGTAACAGCCAAGGTTCCAGAATCCCCAGCGCTCCTCAAGGTACTTGCGGATCTGGCGCAGGTTCGGGGAGCAGGTGTCAAACGGGTGGCGTGGCGTGTCCCGTTGCCAACTGTGATATCTCAAGACTTCTTTCCGATGATCGGGGTAACTTCGTCACCTCGACGCGCGGCGATGCCGTTTCCGACCGCGTATCCGGCGATCATGCCGATCAGACCGGTGCCAGCCTCGTTCGAGATTGAGTCGGTCATCAGCAGAAGCGTGACACATACCAAGGCGACAAGGGCGATCATTGCTTTCGACGGGTTTGCGATGTTCATCTCTGTCCAATCCACAAGCAGAAGACAACGATCACGCTCATCACGAAAGCGAGCGCGGCCGTTTTAGCGTCTTCGCTTGTGACGATCATGGGGCCGGCGGGTATGGGTGGGCGGCTTTTACAGCTGCGACGGCGTCAAGCCAGGCTTGTTCGGTTCCGTCGCCGCGTTGCCATTCGAAGAACAGCGGGTCGCTGGTGGCTTCGTAGTCGGCGCGGCGGGCGTTCTCGATTTCCGCGACTTGGTTGTTGTAATCGACGGTCGGCCATTGGGCGTCCAGCTCGGCTTGTGTCGGTTTCGGAGTGTCGCTGAGCCAGGTGAGACCGTCGTAGGTGTTGCCGTTCAACGTCCACTCGGCGTCGGGATAGTTAGCTTTCAGAACAGCAGAGTAAATAATCATGCCGACACCTCAAAAGCCGTAATCGTGGAAATGCCACCATAGTTGATCGTTTGCGGACCGAAAGCGTTGATGTGAATGGTTCCGCCAGAGGTGGATGTTTGGATTTTGTAGGTCGTCGCGGAAGTCGTGGCGGGGCTGTCCTCGAAAGCGAAACTCACTGAAGTCGGATAACTGTGATTTCCGCTTTGGAAGTTCGTCGAAAATGTGTTGTTTGAAACGCTTGCGTCGGTCGCTGATGCGATAGCCGTGCTGTCACGAACCAACTGCAAACGATGGGTGCCAGCTGTATCAGCGCCGACGTGCACGTTCGCAACAACCAAAACGGTTGAGGTTGCGTCGGTCGGTGTAATGGAAACCGATAATCCGGTGATATCAGCCAAAGTTCCAGAACTCATGGAAAAATCATCGACTTTTGTAGTTGACACAACTTGGAGAATCTTGCCACCACCAGCTCCGACTGCGGCCCATGAGCTGCCGTCGTAATACTGAGTCTCATTGGTGTCCTCGAGGTAAGCCATCTGGCCCTCGGCCAGCGTTTTCTCACCGGTACCGCCAAACGCGGCGTCACGCTCAGTCGACGAGGCGAACACAGGAATGCCGGTGTTGATCTGAGTGACCTGCGCGGCGGTCAACACCTGACCTGAGGTGAAGGCCGGCACGGAGGTTTGGGCGTTGGCTCCCATAGGTGCTCCTTATCCTAGAACATTGAGGGCGTCGAGCACACCATAGACGGGATCGTCCAGGATGAGCTGATAGACGATGGTTGTGGGGCTTGTGTAGAAACGGGCGACATGACCGCCGGCGGTGTCGATGTAATGTTCGACGCCTTCGACCGCGAGTTCTTGCGAGATGTCGCTCAGAGTGTCGCCGTTGATGAACTGTTTTTGAATGGAAATGGTGTCGCCAACGTCGATGGTGGCGACGACGTCACGTTGAGCGTCGGTCAGTTGCGCAAACGCAACTTCGACCGCGGTGAACGTGGCCTCTGGCTGAGGGCTAAGTAGATAGTCAGCGAGATCTTGGGCAGCGGTGTCGGTGTCAAGAATCGAGCCGGTCACAGCGAGCGATTGGATGAAGTATTCGGATTGGCTGTCGGTGTCTTGCGCGGTCCCTGACTTGTTGTTGAGCGTGGACACATAGACCAGGTTGACGACTTTGTCGGCCCCGAATGAGATGTCGACGTTGCGGTATGGGTAGTTCGTCCCGTCGTCATGAAAACTTGCAACAGGCGAGGACAGCGTCGCACCGACCCGATTCTCAAAGACAAGCACGCCCTCGCGGTCAATAAACAGGCGGCCTTGTTCTGCGTTGTTGACGAGCTGTAGATAGTCAAGGACGACCTGGCCGAGCTCAAGGTTGTAGTCGCCGCCGCCGCCGATTTCGACGGTGCCGGTCGCGATTGAACGGGCCGCTCCGGACGGATAGTTGACCTCGGGCAGATCAAGCACAGCGCTGATTCGCGCACCGCTGAACTCTTTAGAAAGACTTGTTGTGTCGGTCACGGTTTGAGCGAGCAGATAGAAGTCGTCGGCGCAAGTGACGCTAACGGTGTCGTCGCCGTCGAGACCGAAGTTGTAGTCGTAGTTGATGATTCGGCCGACGAACAGCAGCTCAGCTTCACGGTATAGACGGACCAGCCGCATAGGGGCAAGACCAGGTTTGACGTTGTCTGGGTCGTAATACGGCGAGTCGCTGGCGAACGGGTTGAACACGCCGCCAGCCGCGGTGTCGTCGAGCAGGAACGTCATGGTGCCGGCGCCGAACTGGTCTTTGATGTCGCGGCGTCCTCGTTTGATTCGAATGCCTTTGGCACCGTCGGTGACGTCAGCGAAGTCAGTGAGGCCGTCCAGAACGAACGTGGTGCCGTCTAGAACGCCGCGTACCGTGTCATCGAGCCGAAACCCTCTGACGGGTGCGCCGGTGTCGATTTCAAGCGTGTAATCGCCGGACTGTACGACGGCGGTGCTCACAGCCGGAGGACTCCGAATTGAGCTGAGCCGCTGGTGCGGTTGTAGTTACGGATTGCGGTGACGACGGCTTCGCCGACTTCTTGGGTTGGGTTGATCGTGGACACGTTGACGGTCACGTTCTGGATCGCGCCGGACGGTGCTCGAGTAATGCTTGAGATGGGCGTGATTGTCGTCGTGGCAACCGGCGGGGCGGACAAGAAGCCGAGTTCGTCACGCGGCGGAACGTATGTGGAGGGACGCTGGCCGGCGCTGACCTGCTGAACCTGCTGGAAGGCGTTCAGGACGCGAAGCGCTGATGCGTAAGCGGCGTCGAGGTCGCCGGTGTCGATCTTGATTTTGAGCTGCTTGTCAAATGCCAGGGTGAGCAAACCGTGGGCGCTGAGCGTTTCGATAATGGCGCGGGTGAGATCTCGTTCGGCTTGTTGCAGTTCGCGGACATTGTCGGATGATTCGGCGATGACTTCGTTGTATTTGTCGAACTCGGCGCGAAGTTTCTCGATGTCGTCTTGGACGTCGAGCAGGCCGAGCATTTCGACAAGTTCGGGATTGAGTTGCTTGACTTCGTCATAGACAGCGTTGACGGACTTGGCAAGCTCAAGCTGAGCTCCAGCGGCTTCGGTGGCCTCTTGCATCAAATCTTCGACTGACTTGGCGGTCTGGTCGATTTCTGGGTACATGTTGCCGGCGGCGCGGCGGCCCTCGTCGAGGGTTTGGTTCCAAGCGGCCCATTCTTCGTTTACGTCTTCGGTTTGTTTCTGAAGCCAGGTGATGCCGTCGGAAAGTCCGTTGATGCCAGGGAGCAGGATTCGGAACGTGCGGCTGGCTTTGTCGCTGGCGCGCTCGAGGGCGACAAGGGCGGCTGTGAATGCGACGACGGCGACGATGGGCAGAGCGATCGCACCGACGGCGGTGTTGAATGCCCATTGAGCTGCGGTCGCGATCGCCGTGGTCGCCGTGTAGATCTTCATGCCAAAGTTGGCAACAACGATTGCGGCGGACAAGCCACCGACTGCGGCCGCCAACTTGATAATGATGTCGGTGTTATCGCCGACAAAGTCCGCCAGTTTTGCGAACACGGGCAGAATCTTGAGAACGATTGGCAGTAATGCTTTGCCTAGTTCGGCTTTGACGTCCTCAAACTGGGCTTTCATGATGCGCGTCTGGTTCGCAAGCCCTTCGCTGGTGCGTGCAAAGTCGCCTTGCGCGTCGGTGGTTTGCTTGAGGATCGCTTGCTGGGCCGCAAGAATCTTTTGCTGGTCGGTGAGTGCGCCGTTGCCGTCGTAAATGCCGAGGGCCATAGCCTCAGCTCTCAGGGTGGCGTCGTTGAGCAGAACACCGAATCGGCGCATCGGTTCGGCTTCGCCACGGAGCGCGGCGCCCATCGCCTGGATGACTTCGTCTGGTTCGGCGTTGTTGAAACTGGCAACGTCAGATGCCAAGGCGGTCATGCCGTTGGAGAACTCGGCGAGATCGGTGCCGGCTAGGCCGGCGGCTTTGCCGAATGTTCCGAACGTGCCAGCGGCTTCTAGGACGTCTTGTTTGGATTGGCCGAGGGCTTTGGCGGCGGTTTCTGCGAATGCTTCGACTTCTTTGGCGCCTTCGCCGAAGATGACGCCGACCTTGGACATGCTTTCCTCGAGGTCGGAGGCGGCGTTGATTGCTGGGATGGCGGCAGCTGCAAGTCCGCCGAGCGCGGCGCTTGCTGGCAGGAACGCTTTTTTGAGGGCAAACCCAACTTTCTGCGAGGTTTTCTCAAGGCGCTGAAACTCTTTTTGGGCTTTCTTGAGGCCGGCGTTGTTGAACTCGCTGACGATGGGGATCTGGATAGCCATCTAGCGGAGCTCCTTGCTGATCGTCTTCATTAGGTCGTCAACGGCTTGTTTGACGTTGGCTTCTAGTGTGTCACGTTTTTCTAGGACGGCGGGCCACAATGCGCGCATTGGCTCGCCAAATCGCTTGAGCCGTTCAACGAATGCGGCCGAGTTGCCAGAGCCGTTGTCGCGCGTTGGAGCGCGTCCTGAGCTCTTTTTGCCGGCGGTGCTGAAGATGACTCCAGGGCCGTTGCTATTGGTGAGAAACAAGCCTGAGATTTGGTCTTGCCGGCCGGTGGTCTTGATGCGGATCTTGACGCCGCGCTGAACGGCGGCTTGCCGGTATCCGGTTCCTCGAGGCCAACGGCCCCAGTTTCCAACGCGCTCAGTAGCGGGGTACAGCCGGCGGGCGAACGGCACGATGTCCTTGCCGACCGTGTCTTTCATTTCTTTGTCAACCTTGCGACGGAGCTGCGGGTCAATGTAGCGCAGGGTGCGTAACGCTTCGTTCAGTCCGTTGATCTCTACGTTTGCGCTAACGCTTGCCATGCTGTTTCTTCTGTTCTTCGATCACATCGACCACGGTGTTCAGGTCTTTGAGATCAAACTCAATGTGTGGGGGCCACCAGGAGACAGCGACCAGCAGTTCGGCTAGCTGGCGTCTTCTGGTCCCCCTCGGGTAGGGCGTTCGTCACTTCCAACGACCTCAAGGCTGACGATCTTCTTGATGAAGTCGTCAAACACGGCTGGCACGACCATCTTCTGGCCCTTCATGGCTTCATACGCGAGAAACGCGAGATCTTCCATGCCGGCCGCGGTCGCCATCTGTGACGCTTTGGTCTTGTACTTCCGTTCCCACGCGACGACAGCCCACAGGTTGGTTTGGATGTCCTGTGGGCCGTCGCCGAGGTCGATGCGGATCGTGAGGTTCATGTCGGGGCTCCTTTAGGGAATGAACTGGGATCAGGAGGTGGCGCGGGTGAGGGCGCCGCCGCGGAACACGACGTCCATCGTCGGCAGCTCGCCGACACCGCCATTCACTGGGGTCACATTTTCGAGGTAGCAGCCGGTGAGCGTGTACTCGGGGTTTGAGGCGCCAGGCGTCGCGGAGGTCGTCGGGGTGACGACGACGTCGAACGTGGTGCCGGCGAGGCTGTTGAACTTCTCCTCGACCTCGCTGGTGCCGTAGGCGATCATGAGGGTGGCGGAGATCTCGTGGTTGCCGAGTCCCTTGACGAACTTGCGGGCGGTGTCGCCGAACGCAGTCGACTCGAGCGCTTCGTAGCTCTCGGTGACGGTGATGGTGGAGACCTGGTCGCTGAAGTCGACGGAGTCGACGGTCAGAGTGGCCTGGTTGAGAACAACGGTGGTTGCCATTGGGTCAGTTCCTTCTTGTTGCTAGCCGGACGGTTAGATCATAGGCGGGGAGCTGTT